CTTGACTGCAAAGATTCTCTTGGTGGTTTGAAGGAAGTATACTTTGCAGCAGTAGAGGATGTGGCTTCTTGGACAGGTTCAAATGGCACTTTCACAGGTGTCACTATGGATGCTAACAAGTATTTTTGGAAGTACGATCTTGTAAAAGAATCTTCCAACTTTGCTGAAGCAGTCAATACCAATGTTCAGAATGGCACAGTATTCTATGCTCAAACTATTGAAATCATCCTTAACAAATTACAAGTAAACACCCGAAATGAGATCCTTCTACTTGCTAAGAATAGACTCGTAGCAATCGTGAAAGATAACAATGACAAGTTTTGGGTACTTGGTAAGGATAACGGCCTAGATCTTACAGGTGGCGGATCTGCTACAGGTACTGCCTTCGGTGATCGTAATGGCTACACATTGACCTTCACAGGCAATGAGAAAGAACTAGCACCACTATTCACAGGAGTTCCTCCTTTGGATTAAATATTTGGTTTGTAGTTTATGTGAAAAGCACCTTCCTAGTGGAGGTGTTTTTTTTTGTGTACATGGGTAGGCTTTTTAATATTTAAGGATATGGTTATTATTCAAAAAGGAGAAGCGAGTACTATCTATATTGCCCTATTCGATAAGAGGCAAACGAGCAGCAACACCTATACCTTCCTATTTCAGCATGAGGTGACAAAGGAAGAAGTGACCTTAAACCTTACAGATGTGAGTCAATTTAAAGATAGATACTCAGAATTCAATATCCTACTAGCATCTTTTCAGAATAGCACTGTAGGCTTTTGGCGGTACTATGTAACTCAGGCAGGAAGTGGTGCAAATATTATAGCCACAGGCAAAATGGAATTGACAGCACCAAACCTAAGTACTTCAGGAGTGGTCAGATATGACGGCTACAATGGAAACTACAAAACATACACAACAGCATGATAAAGTTTTTCAAATTTGACCAAGTACCCCTACCTATTTACAAGGAAGTAAAAGGAAAGGATTGGATATACTATGGGGAAAGAAATGACTATCCAAACTACCTACTAAGAATCTACAATAATTCAGCAAAGCATAACGCTATTGTTACAGGTAAGGTAGACTATATCTGTGGGAATGGATGGGATGTGAAGTCTGATGATCTGATGGAGAAAGCCAAGGCTTATGGATTAATTGACAAGGTCAATTCATCTGAAGAATCCTTGAATGAGTTAACTAAAAAGATAACCACAGATTTGACCATATTTGGAGGCTACTATCTTCAGGTGATTTGGACAAAGGCAACGGGTGAGATTGCAGAACTCTATCATGTAGACTACTACAAGGTCAGAACGAACCTAGACAATAGTGAATTCTATGTATCCGACAATTGGATCAAGAATGATAATGTCAACCCAAGACCTGATTTTGAGACATTCCCTGCCTTCGATCCAAACAATAGAACAGGATCACAAATTCTCTACTTCAAAGAATACAGAGCAGGTGCAAATACCTATTCCCTTCCTGACTACAGAGGTGCGATCTCCTACATTGAACTAGATATCTCTATAGGTGAATACCACCTGAACACTATAAACAATGGGATGTTCTCAAGCAAGTTGATCAACTTGAATGGGGGTAAGGTATCCCAGGAAGAAGAGGATAGAATCGAAAGACAATTCAAAGACAAATTCTCAGGGTCTAAGAATGCAGGGAAATTCATGTTGGCATTCAATGACAGCAAAGAGAATGAGCCTTCAATAGTAGACCTATCAGGTACTGAATTGGACAAGCATTTTGACCTTTTGAATAAGACTGTACAGCAGGAGATTTTCTCAGGTCATAAGGTGACAAGCCCTATGCTTTTTGGTGTGAAGACTGAAGGGCAACTAGGCGGTAGAGCGGAACTCAGAGAAGCATCTGAACTATTCCAAAACACCTATGTGAACGCAAAACAGCGAAGCCTAGAAGAGACCATCAATTATTTGTACAAGTTCAATGATGTTACGGCAAAGCTAGAACTTAGAAAGACTGAGCCTATCAACTTTGAATTCTCTGAGGCTATCATTTCTGCAAATATGACACAGGAAGAGATCAGAGAAAAACTAGGTCTTTCTCCAATTGAGAAGAAGGAATCAGCAGGATCACAGGACATCATTAACTCTTTGAACAGCCTTTCTCCTTTGATTGCTACCAAGGTAGTTGAATCAATGGATGTGAACGAATTGCGTGGCCTTATTGGGCTTCCAATCAAAGCAGACATAGTCACACCTACGGCAATCAATGAAGCCCCTGTAGGAGAGCCTAATGCCTTCCATGACCACAAGCACCTGACCTGTTCAATCTCTGATCATGATGCTGAGATCCTCAAGAAGTTTGAAGGCAAAGGATTGTCTAGAGATAAATTCAAAATCCTAGAAAGCAATAAGATGTTCTTCAGCAGCATGGATGAGTTTGTGAAAGAAGAACTCTTCGCAGAATACATCTTGAATGAGGTGCAAAGAAATATCTTGAAGCAGATTCAGAATGATCCTGCGGTAACAATCCCACAGATTGCAGAAGCTACAGGAATTGATGAAGCATCAGTCATTGGAAGAATCAACACCTTGATAGATGACAATGTGATTGAAGAAAAGATTGACAGGGTAGGTCAAGTGACTCGTAAAGTTACCCGGACAGGTGAAGCAGCAATCAAAAGACTTCAACCTGTGACTTCCTTCCGAGTGCTTTACTCCTATGAGGAACGCAAGAATGTACCTGCTGCAAAAAGCGGAAGCAGACCTTTGTGTGATAAGTTGTATCAAGATGGAAACAGCCTTCTATTCACACGGGAAGAGATTCAAAACATCTCCAATCAACTAGGATACTCTGTATTCCAACTTTGTGGGGGATGGTATAGAAATCCAAATACAGGCAGAACTACCCCATACTGCCGACATGAGTGGGTTCGTAATGTAGTAATTGAAAAGACATCAAGATGAGTGCAAATGTTCTAATGATTTCGGAGCAGTCCTTCAAGGACTTCACAGTAGCAAGTGCAAATATTGACTTGAAGAATGTGACACAGGTCATCAAGATGACGCAGGATAGATATATTCATCCTATTCTAGGGACTGCACTCTATGATAAGATCCTGTCCTTGATTGTGGCAGGTACTATCGGGCAAGGTGGCAATGCTGTATATAAGACTTTGCTAGATTCCTACATCACGGATACCCTATTCAACTATGTCCTAGGTGAATTGCCTATGGCATTGCAGTACAAATTCGTAAATAAAGGGGTAGTGAAGCGGAAGTCTGAGAATATTGAAGAGCCTACCTTCGCAGAATTGCAGTCAATCAGCCAATACTACAAAGGATATGCTGAGTGGTATGCTGAAAGGACTATCAATTATCTGTGTGCGAATTCTACCCTATACCCTGAGTACCTGAACCCAGGATCTGATGTGACTACTATTCAGCCTGTATCTAATCAGTACAAGGTAGCTATCAATCTAGGACGGGGTGACTATGAAGATCACAGACCATACTCAGAAAGATACCAAGGCAACCGATACAAAAAACCTTTCTAAAATATGGCCTATTCCAAGAACGAAAAGAAACTCAAGGAATATCTAAGCAAACAAGATGACTCTAAGCGAACTAGTAGCAAAACTAAAGGCAATACAGGAAGCCCATCCAATGATCCGAACCTTCGGAGAGGGTGATATCTATGACTATGTAGATAATGGCGGAGAGATCGAATACCCTGTCCTTTGGGCTGTGGTAAGACCTGCCCAATATTCTACATCCGTAATCAGATACAGGGTAGTCCTTTTGTTTGCTGACTTGCTAACTGAAGATAAGTCAAACAGGCTACAGATACAATCCGATCAGATGCTTGTGGCTTTGGATGTTCTAGCTAAATTAAAGCTAGATACAGCCTTTTCCTTCAACCCTTCTACAAACGCAAACATTGAATTCTTTCAAGAGCGATTCGATGACTTCACAGCAGGTGTATCTATAGAGATAGAGATATCATCTCCTGTACCTTTGAACCTTTGTGCAATTCCTACCACTTAAAAAAAATGAATGTCTTCCAAAAGGATGAAATAGGTCTTCCCTCCACACTAGTAGCAATTATTGCCAACATCTTTCAGGCTATTGACTTGATGGATTTGAATGTCTTCTTGACTATCATCATCTCACTCCTGTCAATAGTGTGGCTAGTGTTTAAAATCAAAAACGAGAAAGCAATTTTTGAAAGCAGAAAGAAAGATGAAGAAGGGAAGTAGTGTTCAGATCAAAATCACCTTTGGAAAGAGAAAAGGAGGCAAGGCTAAAAAGGCCTATTCAAAGGCATTGAATAAACCTAAAAAGTACAGAGGTCAAGGAAGATGAAAAGAGCCATAAAATATATTGCCATACACTGCACCGCAAGTCCACAAACAGCAACTGTGGCAGCGATTCAAAGATATTGGAGGGATAGCCTTGGATGGAAGTCCCCAGGTTATCACTTGCTGATAGAACCTAATGGAACGATCCACAGGCTGCTTGATTTTAACGGCATAGCAAACGGGGTAAGGGGATTCAACAAAGAAAGCATTCACATCTCCTACATTGGTGGTGTAGATAAGAATGGAAGACCTGTAGACAATAGAACTGCTGTGCAAAAAGAAGCGATTTTATTGTGCATAAATGAGGTTCTTGAGTGGTCAGATAATAAGTGCCTGATCATCCAAGGTCACAGAGATTTTCCAAACGCAAATAAGGCTTGTCCTTGCTTTGATGCAAAGGCAGAATACAGAGGCATAGTATGAAAGCAATACTAGAATTCAATCTACCTGAAGAGGATCATGAGTTCCTAAATGCTACACAAGGTGCAAAGATGAAGTCTGTGCTTTGGGAGATGCGTGAATATCTACGGCACAGGCTAAAATATGAGGACTACAACAATGATGAATTTGAAGTCCTAAATGATTGCCAATGCAAACTGACTGACCTTCTCTTTGAGGAGAACATAGACCTAGATCAATGAAGATAAAGAACATAAAAGCATGGAAGACTACAGCCCTAGGAATTATACTAATTGGGGCTTCTATTGCATCCGTATTTGTCAAAGGCTTATCTTGGTCTGATGCATCCTTCGGGATCGGTATAGGACTAGTCCTAATCTTCAGCCCTGATACCATCTTGAGCAGGTTTGAAAAGTTTGTAAAGTAGAAACCAAACTATTCCTAAATGGAATTAACTAAAATAGCACGTAATGTGCATTCCCTTGCATTAAGCAAAGAGGAAAACCGAATTGCCCTTTTGTCTGACATACACTGGGACAATCCAAAATGTGATAGGGATATGCTCAAGAGACATCTTGACTATTGCCTAGAAAATCAAATCCCTGTATTTATCAACGGAGACTTTTTTTGTTTGATGCAGGGTAAGGGCGATCGAAGAGGAAACAAAAGCGACATCAGGCCTGAACACAATAACGCAAAGTATTTGGATAGCATAGTTGAAACGGCTGTAGAATGGTGGTCACCTTATGCATCAATCTTGACTGTGATCGGGTACGGAAACCATGAGACTGCGATCATCAAATACCAGGAAACAGATTTGCTTCAAAGATTTGTAGATCTGATGAACTACAAAAACAAGAGCAACATCTTCACAGGTGGATATGGTGGATGGATGATATTTAAATATGAGGTAAGACCAAGCACTAACATGACCAAGCACATGAAGTACTTTCATGGATCAGGTGGAGGTGGAATAGTCACCAAGGGTGCAATCAACTTGACACGAGCCTTGGAGACCTATGAGAATATGGATGTATTTGTGATGGGTCACATTCATGAGAACGCTAGTAGAAATGATGTAAGGGATTGCCTGTACTATAACCAAGGAAAGAGAGCCTACGAACTACAGCAGAAGCAGATCCACCTTGCTATCACAGGAAGCTACAAGGAAGAATATGGTGATGGTAGTCATGGATGGCATATTGAAAGGGCTGCACCTATTAAGCCTGTAGGCGGTAGAATTCTTACCCTACATGGCAGAAGATTTGTGAAGGATGGATCTGAGAATCATGAATTATTGGTAGACTCACATAAGTTCCCACTATGATAGACAGCGACAAAACCAAGATAGCAGCAGTATCATTTTTGATCGGGGTGATAGTAGCTATTATCCTATTCCCTAAGAAGGAGATAGAGACAATCTACAAGACCAAAATTGATCGATTGACTGATACCCTATACATCACAAGCAAGGACACCATCTACATCCCAAAGACTAAGATAAAAACCCAGGTTATAAGGGATACAATACTGATCGATTCTAAGCCTAAAATTAAGGCCTTTGAGACCACTTTTCCTTTTGAGCATGGAAGTACTAAGGTAAGCGGAGAAGTCCTTGGAGAAGTCCTTAAAATGACTGCTGTGAATGATTACACTTTACCTGTAGTGACTAACACTATCACAGAGACAAAAAAAGAGACCATAGTAGTCAAACCAAAAGGAATCTACTTAGGTGCAGGAATCAATTCCTTGCTTCGGCCTAGTGGGAAAATTATCTACCTAGATAACAAGTACCTGTTTGAATACAACTACAGCCCTATGGATGGTGTGCATCATGTGGGTGTATCTAAAAAACTATTTTGATGTGGATTGAAATAGATGTAATGCTACAAGGCACTTCCCTAGATTGGAAAGAATTAGGCCTTGACATCAAGCATGAATTTGTCCGTAGAATGGTCAGGCTTCAGGACATTGCATATGTGCAGGAGTTAGTGCATGACATTCAAATCATGTACTTCTATGACAAGACTAGCTGTCTGATCAGAGGGGACTATCAGAGCATCAGGGATGAATTACTCCACCTATCAGATGAAGAAGATTAAATACCATCAAGGCAGATGTCATCATAGAACCACTTCCTGCCTTCATCAGTCATGATCTTATTCAGCAGTTCCTTCTGCTTTGCTTTCTTTGCTGAGTACTTTGCCTTCTCTTCTTTTTGCAGGATCTTCAAGATCACTAAATAGCCTATCAGGTCATTGATCACATCCTCATCATCCTTGTCTAGGCTTCCATTCTTGATTCTTTTTAGTTTGTCATCTATCCGTACCTTCAGCCCTTCTTCAGGGGATAGATTGGAAAAGATACCCAGGGGTTCTATAGCTGAGTTCCCGTACTTCTGATTTTTGGCTATCAGCATTTCTGTAATCTCTGACAGCACTCTGTAGACTTCTTCATGAAAATTCATAGGATACATTCAAATAGGTAAATGATAGCAAGTGCAAAGAT